CCCTCTCCGCCATTTTCAATCACTTAGCTGTCTTCCCTCCGTCGATGACAGTTAGCTGATGGCCTCCGCGTAGCTCCAGCGTAGCGGCGATGGTTACGTTGGAGGCCGCTTTCTTCAGGTGCTCGCCCGACAGATGGGCATACCGCAGCACCATCTTGATATCCCGCCAGCCACCCAACTCCATCAACTCCTGCAGGCTCGTGCCGTTCATCACATGCCAGCTTGCCCACGTGTGGCGCAGATCGTGCCAGCGGAAATCGCTGATGCCGGCCTTCTTGCAGGCCCGCCGCCAGGTCTCCTTGTCAGGCCGCTGCATCGGCTTGCCGGCGTAGGTGAACACGTAGCGGTCGTGCTGGCCGATCTGGCCCTTGAGGATTGCCAGCGCGTCGGGGTTCAGCGGCACGGCAATGTCCCGCTTGCCCTTGGCCTGGTCGGAGTAGACCCAGGCCACATGCCGCTGCATGTCGATCTGCGACCACTCCAGCCCGAACACATTGGACTGCCTGAGCCCGGTGGCCAGCGCGAACGCTGCCGCTGGCTTGAGGTGGGCGGGCAGGGCGGCCAGCAACCGCTGTGCTTCCTCCTGTGTGATCCACCGGATGCGCTTCTGTGGCTCCGGCAGCAGGCGAATGTGCGGCACGCCATCCACCATGCCCTCGCGCTGCGCCAGCCGCAGCACCGAGCGGATGGTGGCGAGGTAGCGGTTCACCGTTCCTGCTGCCCGGTCGCGCTTCTCCCGCTTGACCCGGTTGACCGCGTCCTTGAGGGCGTCGTGGTCGTCCAGGTAGAGGCCGGCGAAGAACGCATCCAGATACCGCAGCCGCGCCTTATCCCCGTCGTGATCCCGCTTGTGGGCGGTCTGCGCCAGAAACTCGGCAACGGCTTCCTCCCAGATATGCCGAGGCCGCTCCTTCAGCTTCGCCTGCCGCCACAGCTCCGCCGTGCGGCGGTCGTGGTACTCCTGCGCAGCTACTTTGTCGGCAGTCCGAGTGCTTTCCGATACTGCAGGACGGCCTGGGATCTGGATTTTGACCCACCAGTACGGGGAGTCTTTGCGCTTGTAGAGTGACATTGTTGTTCCTCCACTCGCGCCGTCTGCCCGGCCTCAGCGTAGCTGGCGCGAATGACGTTGACCAGATCATCCCTGAGAAACACCCAGCTACGGCCAATCTTGGCGCCGGGGATCTTCTTGTTCTGCGCGCGGGCCCGCAGCGTCTCTGGGTGGATGCGCAAGAATTCAGCGGCTTCGTGAAGGTCTAGGGTTTCTGCTGCGCTCATCTCTCCCACCTAATCCCGTGCCGGCACCTCGTACCCCATCGCCCGCAGCGCGGCGCGGGCTTCTTCTCGCAATTCATCGTCGAGCACGTAGCCTCCAAACTCTTCAGCAGCCTTCCAGTCAGGCGCCTCATTTTCGAGGATTCTGCTAAGTGCCTTCCGCAACGCGTCACGCTCCGCCCGCAGCTTGTCGGCGCGTTCGCTGAGTGCGCGAGCTTCCCTGAACAAGCTGTCTTGTTGTTCGCTCGCGCACCTCGCCACGTCCTTCCACTCTTCCACCTCCGCCCGCAGCGCCTCGATCTCGGCGGCGAACTCGTCAGCAATCGCGTTGAGCCTGTCAAATTGCCCCGGTCTGTCGCTGATGACCGCCTCCTCCCGCAACCTCTCGATCAAGTCGTTCATTGGCCCTTCTCCCCCTCCATCGCGGCGTCGATGGCGGCGTCGATGCGATCCGGATTTTGGTGCCACAGGTCCAGCCACTCGGGAATTTCCCGATCCCGCAGCCACCGATACCGCTCCGCATCCGCACGCGCCGCTTCGAGGGCGGCGGCTAGTCGGTCGCGTTCGGCGAGCAGCGCCTGGATGGTGTCAGGGTCGCAGGCAGCGATCAGATGAGCGTCACCGGACGGACGATCACGCAGGTCGCAAATGATCGTGTCGTCGGTGGTGGCGACAGAGCAATAGCCCATGTCTGACCCAACCGAGATGATCCCGAGAACACGCCACGGCCCCGGCGTCGGCCCCTTTGCCAGCGCCTTGCGGATTTCCTCGTATCTGTCAGTCATTGCTGTTCTCCTTCGCCAGCGCGGCGCCGGCGATCTGGTGTATGTTGCCGAGTTCGGCGGAGAGTGCGACCGGATTAGGCCGCATCGCCGCCCTCCTTCCGCGCATCCACGAACAGCACCGGCCTGTTGTAGCAGTGCGGTTTCATGCGACACGCTCCCACTCGCCGCGCAGCATCGCGCTGATCGCGCCCTGCGGGATGCCGAACTTGTTCACGGCCTTGCGCACGCCGTGCTCCCTTGCGAACTCCACTCCCTGCGACAGGTCGCGCACGCTCCAGCCGATGTCGTACAGCGGCAGGCCGCGGCCCTTGCCGGCCTGTACCGGCGCGAACAGCGGCCGACCCTGCCTGTACCGCGCGTAGAGCGTGTTGTAATCAATGCCGCTGCACTCCGCGGCTTCGCCCAGAGTCATCTGCGTGCCGCGGTATTCGACCACGTGCGCGCTGCCGTTGGCCTTGCGTGCGGCGCGTGTTGACCGTGCTCGCGCTTGGTATGCGCTGCGCGAGCCTATACTGTCGTTGCGCCCCGGCCACTGGACATGCGGTGCCATGCGGCGACACGCGCAGGCGAAGGTGGCCGGGTGGATGCCGAGCTCGCGCGCGGTCATCTTCCGCGAGTACCCGCGCGCTGCGTATCCGGCGACGATCTCAGCAAACGGCTTGCCCTCGCGCTGCTCAAGGGCGTCGACGACGGGGCTTTTGCGGTTGCGTTTCTGCTTCATCTCTCTCGTCTCGTTATCAGGGCGCCGCCCGTGGCGCGGGTCGCGTCCTATCTGATGCCCGTATGCCCGAAGCCGCCTTCGCCGCGCTCGGTGTCGTCCAGGCTCTCCACCTGGATCAGTTCAGCGCGCACGACGGGCTGAATCAGAAGCTGGGCGATGCGGTCGCCGGGCTCCACGATGAACGGCAGCTCGCCGAAGTTGGCGAGGATCACGCCGACCTCGCCGCGGTAGTCCGCGTCCAGCACGCCCGGCGCGTTGAGCACCGTCACGCCGTGCGTGAGCGCCAGTCCGGAGCGCGGGCAGATCAGCCCCGCGAATCCATCCGGGATGGCGAGCTTGATACCGGTCTTGATGAGCGCGCGCCCACCGGCCGGAATGGCCGCGTACTCGGTCGCCTTGAGGTCCAGCCCGGCAGATCTGGGCGTGGCCGGCACCGGCAGCGGGTGGCGGGTGAGGCTGATGGCCTCGATGTGCATGGGTTGGCGCTCCATCAGAACGGGATGTCATCGAAGTCGGCGGCCGGCTGGGCCTGCTGCCTGCTCGGCTGGGGCTGCTGCTGATCCCGTTCGCCCTTACCGCCGGTCAGCTTCACGTCGCGCACATCGAGCGTGATGTACGTCTTGCCGTCGTGCTCGCGGGTGCCGATGTCGCCCTCGACGACGATCTGGCTGCCCTTGGTGATGTACGGGGCGACCTTCTCTCCGCGCTCACCCCAGTAAGAGCAGTCGAGCCACACCGTCTGCTTGCGATCACCCCAGCCGTTATCGAAGGCGGCTGAGAATCCGGTGACGGGCTTGCCGCCGGCGGTGTAGCGGACAACCGCGTCCTTGCCGACGCGCACCAGTTCCTTAAAGTTGCTCATGCCTACTTGATCTCCACGCGGTAGCCGGCCTACAGGCGCGCGCCGGGGATGGTTTCGCCCGCTTCGATGCGGGCCTTGATTGCCTTCTTGTCCGGCGAGTGCGTGACCTTCTCGACCATCAGATCGCGGGGCAGCACGGCCGGATCGTCGATCACCACCGACACAGGGTTCTTCCGCACAGCGAGCACGAACCACGGCGATTCGATCTTCTTGATGCCGGCCCGCTGCATGTTGGTCAGCAGGTACTCGCGGATGCGCTCGGCCTTGCGCTCAAGCATCTGGCGGCGCTCGGCCATCTGCTTCTCGGCGGCACGGATCGCCTCGGCGCTGGCCTCGATGTTGCGCACGAAGGCGGCGACGTTCTGCGCCTTCACTTCGAGCTCGCCTTGCAGGCCTTCCAGCGTGTCGGCGATGGCCTCGGCCGGGAGGTCGGCGTCGAGCAGGGTGTTCAGCGCATCCTGGTATTGGTCGGCGATTTGGTACAGCGTGAGGTTGCTCATGCCGTGGCCTCCGTAGCGCGCTTCTTCTCCAGCATTGCGACAGCGCGGGCGAAGTCCTGGGCGGGCAGCTCGGCAATCGCGCTCACCTTGAAGAACTTGAGGAAGCCAGCGACATCCGCGCCGGTCTCGTCGATCAGGGACTGCAGCTCGGCGGCCTGCCTCTCGCTCACCTTGGCAACCGGCTGGCGAGCCTGCGGCTTGCGGTCATGCGCCGCCGCCTGCCCGTCATCGTCCTCCTGCGCTACGCCCGCCATCGCGGCCAGTGAATACCGCCTCAGATAGGTCGTTGCGCTGCCTACGCCCTGCGCGTCGGTCTTTGCCGGCACGCAGGAGGCGGTGGAGGTGATGAATCCGCCCTCGGCATGGCCCACCAGCGTCGTCACCGACACCAGCGAACCGTCGAAGCCGGTGGACTGGATCAGCGACAGGCCGTGCTTGGCGAATACCGGGCGCACCGTGTTGAGAACTTCCGCGAGGTCGGCGTACTTGCTGCGAAAGTGCTGGTTGGCCGCGTTCTTGGCGGCGTTCTCGATCTCCGCCTGCGCCTTTGCCAGCGCCGCAAAGAGCGCCGGCGTTGCGTGTTCAGTGTTCATCATTGCCATGTTCCTCGTGCCAACGCTGTTCTTCGATCTCCTCGGCTTGTCGCCAGTCCGGCCCGCTGTCGTAGTCGTCCATCACGCAATGCTCCGTGCCGCCCGTTCCCGCCGCCGCAGCTCGGCAACCGCCGCCTGCATCCGCTGGATGTAGGGCAGGGGGGTTCGCTCGATAGCTGCTCGCTCGTAGCTGTCGCGGCGGTAGAGGTAGGCATCCCGGCGCTGCTCGTTGCGCCATTCCTCGGCGGCCACACGCTCGGCCTCGCTGCTGGGCATGTAGTCGTGCATGGCCTAGCCCTCCTGCTCGCGGGCGCGGAGCATGGCGTCGGCGATATGCCAAGCAAAATCGGCCACACTCTCTACGGTGCAATTGCACCAGTTCCACCCGCTCATGCCGTTTGCCTGAATCGGGCCGCCGGGGTTGGCGAGTAGCCCCTGCACCGCCTTCGCCGCGAAGTAATCGCGCAGGGTCATGCCGGGATGATCTGTGACGGACACGCCGATACCGTTCATCGCCGCGCTTTGGTCGTAGGTCAGGGTCGGAAACGCCGCCCCGCCGTTCTTGTTCTGCTCGCTCATGCTGTCCTCGTTCTCGCTATCGCCCTGGCGGCGCCATCCCTGGCCGCCTGCTGCGTTCCGTGCCTGGGCGTGGGTAAGTGGTGGGGTACTTGCTGTCTGCCCTCGGGACTCCGGCGTCATTCGCCTGGCAGCTTTCCCCCGTTGATCTACGCCGCGCGCTCGATGCCGCGGTTACGCTCGGCCTGGTCGGCCAGCTCTTCGGCCTTGTCTTCCAGCGCCGGCCGGATGGCGGCGAGCGCCAGGCGGCGGAACTCACCGTCCTTGGCGAACTCTTCAGCCACCAACTGCTCCAGGCGCACGTGCATGGCCTTGTGCTTGTGCCAGTCAGCCTTCAGCAGCTCTTCCAGCAGCTCCGCCGGGCTGTCGGCGAACCACTCCTTGGCCTCGTTCTGCCAGTGCTCGCGGTGAGCGCCGGCCACGTCGTCGATCTCCGGGTCGAGCTTCGAGGGCAGGCCGCCGACGGCGCGGGAGATGTCGTTGAGGAGGTCGGTGGTTGTGTAGGGCATGGGCTTCGTCTCCCGGCTGTTCGTGTTGGCTGTGGGAGTAAGCCTACAAAGAACTTTGCAGGCGGGTCAACAAAAAAGTTTGTAGGTAGCTGCAAATTTCCCCGCAGAGCGCGGAAGACAACGGACGCGGACGGACGAGTATGGAAAGCGGCGTGTTTACTCGGGGTGGGCCACGGATACGCTGAGCGCCCCGCACAGGGAGGGGGAAGATCAATGCTGTGGCTGGAGTGGCTAGGCGCCGGGCTGGGCCTGCTGGGGCTGGATTACTGGCGACGAACAGCCGCTGGAGCCGCCCTGTCTGTACGGCTTGTCCAGCGTCCA